AACACCAAACCAACTTTACTACGCACCTGATTGATTATTATCAATGAGGCTTTGTGCTTACGCAGTAAAGGGTTAATGCGACGCAAACATTGTCCTGCAACTTTTGCTCTCAAAGCTCCTGCAATCTCACTATTATTACCAAGGTCTCCCTCCATCTCTTTACGAGTTGGTGAGACACCAATCGAATCGTATCCAACAACAATAGGAGTATCTTTATCTTTTTCTCTGATTGCAAGAATAGCTTTTTCGATAGTCTCAAAACAATCTTCCATTGTTTCCGGCATCGTGTAAATCAGTTTTTCAGAATCAACACCTAGAATCTTAGCGAACGATGGGGAGTACGCGTGTTCGTTATCCACCATCACAGTATAATAACCTTGCTCCTGTGCACCTTTAAAAGCGTGTGTCAGAAATACAGTTTTTGCTGTCGAAGATTCCCCGTAAATCTCTGTTATACCTCCGATGGGAAACCCACCGTTGTAATCTCCAGAAATAATTTTGTTAAGGGCGTACGAACCCGAGTCTACAAATCCAAAGACTTGTCCTTCTTCAGAGAGAAGGTTAGCTCCGTCGAGCCTCTTACAAATATCGTCTAATATATTAGCCATACCTTATTATAGACATGGCTACAGAGTTTTGACTTATACTACTTGTCAGTTTTTGCTTTTTTAGTAGTTTTCTTTGCAGTCTTCTTTTTAGGAGCGGCTTTCTTAGCCTCTTCCTTAACTGCTTGTGCGCCTTCCTCAGCTTGTGCCGCACGAATGCGAGCCAATCTCTGTCTACGTCGTTGGTGGATGTTTGCCATACAGTTATATAGTACCACTTGTTGAGGTAGTTTTCTTAGTTTTGGTAGCTTTCTTCTTAGGAGCTTTTTTAGGAGGAGGAGTCTCCTCAAAAATAGGGGTAAGTGGGGGACAGCGTAAGGCTCCTTTTAATTCTATAACCTCTCCAGGAGCCACCCTCATCAGATTTCCCATGTCAACATATACATCATGAGCAAAATTATTTTTAAATTTCATAGTATTATGTAGCCTCCAATATCTCTATATCTTTTCTTATTTGTTCTAATCTAGAACCGACGCCGTTATCAAACACACCTCCACCGGCATAGTGAATGATGTGAGAATCAAACCTATTAGGAGACCCCATCCACGGCTCATTAAACATGGTCATGTGATTCCACTTGTATTCTAATTCATGAACCTTAAAATTATATTTATGAATATTATAGGAGAGGTGTAAGTCCGCAGAACCCCATGCCAACCAATACTCATCACCATGTGGTTTAAATATATCTCTGTGCATCTTAGACATTAAGAAAGTTCCTGCGTTAGTATATCCTTCTCTCCATCCTACATCGCCCCACACATTCTGTATACCCCAAATCTTAGCACGTCTGTCATGTTGACGACTTCCCTTATCTTCGTAAATACTGCCAATCATATCTTCGGGAACTACTTCAAATATATTAGGACAGTCAGGTGTTACAATCATATCCGCATCTAAATTTAGAATACGGTCATACTTATCAAATAACTTTTCAATCTCTAGTATTCGGTAGTGAGGTTTATTATCCTCTGTTAAAAAAGGTGCGTCGTCTGCAAGGATGATAAAATCCGCTCCACACTTATCCGCATACTTCAACATAAATGGAAGAGTGAGGTCGGTCATCTCTCTGATGTTCTCGTCAGCCCTTGTTACTATCGCTAATTTTTTGCTCATATATTTTTATAGTATATTTTTTTCCTTTTCTGACAAAGAAAGCTGGGTATTGTTCATTATCCACTGTTCTTAAAAGATTAAAGTTTTCTTCTAACGTTTTATGCCTATCTAGTTCACTATCTTCAGGAGTTCTTTTTTTATAAAAAGTTTCTTTACCTTCCTGAGGTTTTGGTGTTAGAACTTTACGTAAAGTGATATAACTACGTACCATGCTAATTACTTTTTCTCCTTGCAGATGTTTGATTTGGGTATTTAATTCTGTACCGTCCAAATAAATATTTTCTTGTAAATAAATATCACCTGCATCTACACCCGACGTCGCCTCAAACAAAGTTATAGGTATTATGTTTTTACCTTCAAGCACTTGCCATGCAAGAGGTGACCACCCTTTGCCAAGTGGTAGCTTACTTGGATGAACAACAATATTATTTTTATTTAAATCTAAAATGTGTTGAGGTATTATTTTTTCACACGACAAAATTAACAACACGTCACCAGCTTGTATGTCTGATGCGTGGAACACATGCCTGACGTTGTGATAAGAATCTAACGATTCCTTCAGCTTTCTTGCGTAAGGCACAAACCAACTGTTGGCGTTGTCCGTTAATATTGTTATTTGCATTTAAATACTGTGAACTCAGTTAGGTCACGATACCCATTGTTTTCCCCTAAGTCGGGAACATGTTCGGGATAATTCTGCATTAAGGCTAAGCCGTGAGCAGCTTGTTGAGGGGTCATATACATGTTCCACCCTAACATATCAATATCGTCTTCGTGGTATAACTTTTCACTACGACCTTCATAACGAGCTTTCTTAAACCACTTCACAGCTTCTTCATTATCAGTTAAAATCATACCACCTTTGCCAATCGCTAAAGTTTTCTTAATATGAAATGATAAGCACATAAAGGTGCCCGGCTTATACATGTTAGAAGTTAAACGTTTGGCGGCATCCCAAATTGGATAAGGCTCTAATTGATAAGCTCCTGACCAATCCCTGTCATCAAAGGTTACTTCACCTCCTGCATGGATAATGGACATAGGTACCGAGAGGTATGTTTTCTTCGGTATAGAGACATTGTCTACGTTTAAATACTTACACGCCAAAAACAAAGCGTTAGTACAGCTATCAACGGACACCGCATAAGGGGCGCCTGTGTAAGACGCTACCTTATCCTCAAACATTCTAACTATCTCGTACGGGTTGTGATTCATCGTTTCGGCACCATTAAATATTCTCCCCACTGATTGAACTCAGTAACAGGATTTCCGGCAACACTGATATTATAGTCTTCAAACAAAGTTTTAAAATCAAAACCACCGTCCTCTGTCTTTACAAAACCGGGGTAGTGGTCATGCTTTTCAGGATGTCCTGCATGATAACATAACTGCCAAACAGGTTTAACATTTTTGATTAGGTTCTCCATCCCAAACAAGGCTACAGTCTCCATACCTTCAATGTCCAGTTTTACAAAGTCTGGGTTTGGTAATGAATGCTCTTTCATGTAGTCGTCTAACTTTACATATTGAATGAGGGCTTCTTCACGTTCTCCTTGGTCGGTGCAATCATTAAACTTCGTAGTGACCGAATAAGATTTATTAGAAACTGCTACATCATGCACTGTAATAGAGGGATACGCTTCACAGTTTTTTGTAGCTCTTTTAGCATTAAAAGGAAATCCTTCGAACGCGTGAACATTGAAACCTTCTAATGACATAGGTATGGAAAAGGTTCCGATATACGCACCAATATCATACACAACTCCTCCTTCCGGAATGTGTGGTAGTAGAGAACCGAACTGATGGTCTTCTCTAGCATAGATAATACCATTACGTATTTGGGTGTCAGGATTATAACCCGACTCTAGCAAATCATAATAATGTATTGTTGAGTCCTTGTACTGTACAGTCGCGTCTTTCATCTTAGTTACATTCAGTACACTTTGCCGTCAAATTAAAACCAGTCTCTTCCCAACCTTTATGGCAGTTGTGCCAAACGTTTCTAGTAAACGGGTCAAAAGTACTTCCAATATCTATTATAGTAAGGTCAGGTCTCTTTTCATACCACTCTTTAACAAGAACTCTAGCCATCGGTCCACAAGTAACCAAGACCACAGAATCTTTTTCAAAGTTGTCTGCCAAAGCTAGAGTGTCTTCGTATGATGACCATGCATCTCTCTTAGGAACTTTATATTGCTCAGTTACCTTGAAAGGAAGTTTAGTTACGTCTTGGTCATCTCCTCCAACCCAATAAACATTTCTATCATTTATATGTTTGGGAAACTCTTCCACAAACTTTTTCCAGTTTCTATTTGTGAATACTACTGCGTGTGTTTGGTAAGGATACTGTGGGTGAACTAAGCTCTTGGCTAAGTTGGAATGCTCAGGAAAACATTTAGTGCAGGGTAACCCTACCCAATACTGATGTTGCATGTGAACAAGGGCTTGAGTTAATTTATCTCGTAACTCCACACTTACTAATTGGTCCCCTCTTGCTACAACCTGACCTGCTTGCCAAATGCCCAACATCTCTCCATCATTAAACCTACCTAAGGCAAAAGGTTCGTTGTTTTTTAAATTATCAATTAGTGTATCGTACTTATCCATTTATAATCTCTATAATATCTTTCTGAGAAGGTTCAACTAAATAGTTAACTTTGTTATTGAACGGGTTCCAAGTTTGTTCGTATCTTACTCTCAGCCCATCACCTTTAGTTGTACTCCAAACAACAGTCTCTGCCTCACATAAAGCTGCTAAATGCATAGGACCGCTTGATTGACCTACCACGACTTTGGATTTGTTTATTACATCAATAACTTCTGACAGTGGTTTGTCGTAAAACTTATCTACAGGTAAATCTAAATCTAAAGTTCCTTTTGACGTTCCTATCAACGCAACCTTTTTACCTTGGTCGAGTGCCCTTTCCACCAACTCTTGGCTCCACTCAGGGCTATCATTATCTTCAGGTCTATGAGGCATGTGACGTAAATGGAACACCGCATCATACTCTTTCTCTACATCCTGCTTATAGGATACGAACTTATGAACGTCAGGAATATTCCAACCTCTTACCGTATCAGGAGCCGCGGCTACCTGTACGTCATTATCTTTCATAATCTTTTGGAGGTATTCAACATGTTCGTTTGTCGTGTAGTGATGAGGAGTGGTGGTTCTCTCAGGAGGAGTACAGAACATTAACTCGTCTACAAAATCCTCGTACAATACTTTAAACGGTTCAAAACATACGCCATGAACTTCGTCAAATATTCCATCAGCTTTAGATTTTCTAAACAAGCTGTGCCATACCATGAGTTCCCATCCAAACTCACCAATATAAAGGGGAAAGAAAAGAATTTTTTTCATTTTAAATCTGTAATTGCCTCCAACAATTTTGAATCGAGCTCCTCACGTAATAGTTCTGCATTGGGAACCACACAATGACCTCCTATCTTTCCGTCAGGAGGAGTTAATGTTGGTCTTACGACATTCGATTTACCCAGCTCTTTATAACCCTCATTATATGTTGTGTTATAGTGGGACTGAGCTTCTTCAAAGCTAACACCGTTTTGTTCACAGAGTTGACGGACATAATCATGCCAAGCAATGCATACCCCATAGTAAGAGGTGTCTAACAACTTAGCCACTTCAGTAGCGCGAGATGATGAGTATACGCATGAAGTTATATGTAAATCCTGTTCGTAATGCTCAGCTGCTTCGGTTGCTTTCATACCACCAAACACCTTGATAAAAGTTTTGATACCTTCATCTAAGTGAGGATGAACTCCTCTGACGGGGGAGTGTACGACCTGTGGATAATCTGTACTTATCTCATCAGTAGTTCCGGGAGGAACTGTGGAGTGAATAATAACAAGCCCGGGTTGAATCCCATATATGTAATGTTTCACATCCCTAACGAACGACTCAGTGTACGGTATACAGATGTTTAGCACATCTACATCACGTAAATCATCGTCCATGTACAAGTCTTTTATTTTAGGAATATAACCTTTTTCCTTGTACACTTTGTCTAGACCTCTACCGATTTCTCCGTAGCCAATAATTCCGATGGTTTTCATAACTCTAATAATTCTTTCCAAGCTTCGTAAATCTTATCTTCGTCCCACAACTCAAACTCTGTAGTCGCGTTCTCATTACCATGATATGGTATACCTGCACGAATACACTCAGCCCTTACCCTTCCAAAAGCTTCAGGTAGTTGAGCTGAGTTTGATTGATAAACACATGAAATGGAATCATAAATTTTTTGTTTGTCTAATTCCATACCCATGTAAACAACGTTCTGATTATAATTTAACAAAGGTTGTATTTCTTTATTAAAGTAGTTTTTATCTAAACTATTGCCATAAATTAAAACTTTTCTACACCCATCGTCCAAAGCTCTTTGTACTGATATATGTGTTTGTTTTAACGGGCACACTGTACCGATAACACCTGCTACTCCCTCAGGATGATTACCTGAGTCTTTTACTCCTCTGATAGTGTTAGGTATAACTGTACCGTCCATTCCCTGCCAATTCATTTGGTCTTCGCTAATAAAACGAATCTCATCAAATCCTGCTATCTCTCGTTGTAGGTTTTGTAAAGGGAAGATTGCCTTCTCATGACAACTTAACAAAACTTTTTTAGGTAAAGGATGACGTTCAGGTAAATGAATAAAATGACCTATTACAATATCGTCTTTCTCAAACTTAAAGTTGTGAGTTAAATCTCCTTTACATTTGTTGAGGTGCCATGGGTGTGGTCCATAAAAAGTGCAATTATGACCGCGTTCATTAAACAGGTCGCATAGTTCCATTAAGGAAAAGGTTGAGCCTCCTTCTTGAGACCACCCAGATATAATTTTTATTTTAGCCATGTTCTCTCTCCAAGTGTTTCCATATAATAGTATCGTCTACGTCATTGTCTTGTTTAAACACATCATCCAACTTCCTACCGATACCTGTAGTGTATCTGAACTTAGGGTCACGAGAAGGTACGTCAGCTCGACCACGTGTGAGTTTTCTCTCATACTCTTCCTTGGACTTGACCCAATAATGATTTATCCTTAACCTGTCTACTGACGCAGGTTCATTAAAAGGACCTGGACAAGGTTCTTTCTTTTCGTTTACAGCCCCACCTTGCTTGTACCAAAACGAGTGAGGGTTATCAGCTGAGCACAAGGTGAATGGTGGTTGCACAATTGATTTAATATGTTTGTTAATTTCTTTTTCTCTTTTGGTATAATTACGAAGAACTCCTCCGGAAGGTCTAGTCTCATGTCCATTAGACCCAAAGAAAACTTCGTTTACGGCAATCCCTGGAAACTGTTCAAAATCTTTTAAACACTCTTTTAAATCTTCGGACGGAGAAAAAAGAAATTCATCTAAATCAATAAAAGCCATCCACTTAGACTGGTCTCTGTACGCGGTAAGTGCGTTATAGTAACAAGCCATTTGGCACATGTCCATTGTATTGTAAGTGTATGTAACATTATCGTAGCTTTCACAAATAATTTTAGTGCCATCAGTGCTTCCATTATCATATAAATAAAAATGGTCTACGCCTACATCAATGTGAAAGTCTAACCATTCACGAAGATTTTTAGCTTCGTCTTTCAGCACTGCTACAACACTTAAATAATTCATGATAAAGGATTCTCTAAGGTTACGTTAGTCTCTTTAGGAACTTCAAGCTTTTGGTTGTGGTGAAAGTCCTTTGCCGCCTTTAACGCATCGGATTTCATTCCCATTAAATCTCGATACAAATCAAGTCTCCCTCCTACAACCTTGTTGATGTCGTATAACTCGTCACATAAAGTTTTTAAGTTTCTACCCATCTCTTCTACGTGTTGAGGGTCTTTAATACACTTGGTTAGGATACGCATCCACTCCTTCTTTGGGTTAGAGGGGTCAATCAAGTAACCTGTCTCCCCATTAACAATAAGCTCATCATAACAACCAACATTCGTAGCAATCAACGGTACACCATACCGAGCACCTTCAATAGCTTTAATCTCAGATTTTGATTGGTTAAAGGGATTATCATCCAACACGGCTAAGTTAACATCAATGTTGGTATACATAGCACCATACTGATTAGGAGCCATAGCAGGGTAGATATGGTAATTACTATGTCCTTTGAACCCAGTCTTGAAAATTCTTTCATAACCATCCCATACATCAGACTGCCAATCACGTTCGTTAGGTTTCTGTATAGGTCTTCCGTAAAAGCCCCAATGCACTCTCTCCTTCCCAACCTTTTGGTTGACAAGATAAGGTATTCCCGCAAAATGTTTTACATCAACATCATGATGTATACCACCTACCCAACCCATACGAGTAAGTTTTTTAGGCTTGGGTGCTTTAGGTAAATTCCAATGCGGTAGAGCGTAATCAATAGTATTCTTAACAATAACTAGAGCACCTCTAACATGTTCTTGAATAAACTCAGCGAACTTACGTTGGGTAACAGTAACAAGGTCTACGTTGTTATAAATGTATTTGGTTACTTCATTAAGTTTTTGTTCTTTGTACACATTATACAAACGATGCCCTTCATACAAATCTGTTAAAAGGTCGTCAGTATCAAAGTGAGTGAACTTACCAAACTCATGAGCTTTCTGTAGAATCTGAGCGGTGTATAACCCACCAAAATTATGGATGTTCTGAGTGAATACTACATCAGCCCATTTAATGTTTTCATACTCATAGTCTTCCGGTGTTTGGGTTTGTGATGATGCGCACCAACCTAACGGATTGTCATCCCATCGGACTTCAACCTCATCACCGTAATGTTCTTGTAGCTTTTCCATAGGAAGGAGGATGCGGTAGTACGCGCATCCTCCATGGTTACTTGGGCAAGCTAGAATCTTTAGCTTTTCTTTCTTTTCCATTAATCCACTTTCAAATCTTTAAGATGAGACATGTAGTCATCGTCATCGTTAGATGCCGGTTGTTCTGCGGCGATAGCGTCAGGGTGAGTGCCTTTACTCGCCGCTTCAAGTTCCATCATTAGACCTTTAAGCTCGTCGTAATCAGCAATCTTTACTAGACCATGAATGTCATGAAGTTCATCCATCCACTGTGCATTTTGTGCATCACTTCCCGCAACGCTTTGCTTTGGCTTAGGTGAAGACTTGTCATAGTTCGGCCATTGACCTTGGGTATCTTTAACAATTTTAAAATCCCAACCTTCTTTCAAGTCAGTAATATCACCAAAGTCTTCGTCAAAGAAGCAGTCAAGAACTTTGCCAAACAGCTTTTGTCCAACAGATAAAATCTTAACAGACTCATCACGACGGTCTACCACATTCATGTAGTAACGCTTACGCGCTTTGATTTGACGTGCAAGGTCAGCAAGCTCTTTACCTTTAGGAGTTTCTTTGCCAATAGCATTAATCTCTTTCCACATGTTGTAGTAAGTATCACATACAGGACACTTTTGGTCTTTTACACGTGGACAGTGATAGTTCTTATCATTGATTCGGTGAATAGCAGTTTCAGCATAAAATTCTCTGTCGTCAGATTTTGCTGGAAGTACACGCACTACAGAAGTGCCTTCATCCATCATGAAGAATTTACTGAGGAAATCATTATTACCTCCGGAGCCACCAGGATTATTAATCTCTTGGTATTTTTTTCTTAGTTGTTCGATGTTAACCATAGTATTAAAGTTGTTCAATTAGTTTAGCTTCCGCTCGTTTGTTCGCGGATAGCTGTATTATTATATCCTTTTGGTGGTCCAAACTGGACACAATATTTTTACATAAATTATATTTGTGGGCTTTTGCTGTAATACCTCGTTGCAAGGTTTGTAGCTCAGCCTGAGTCTTTAGATAGGCATCTAAAGCACGGTCAGTAGTTTTCTGACCCTTGCTAAAAAGCTCCTCTCTGCGTTCCTCTCTAATCTCAGCTTCTCGGGTTTCAAGAAGTAGATTAGCTCGGTCTACCTCCTTCTTAGCGTAAGCCATAACCCCTGCAAAAAATGCAAAGGTAGAAGGGTGGTTGGACATCGCTTCCTGAAAGTTGTGTTCGGAGATAGCAATGTACTTCTTCGTGATATCCATGTAGGAATCTTCGATGTTATCGTATACGTCTTTGATATTAATCATTTGGAGAAAAAATAAATTGAAAAAGTTCAGGGTTGAGACCTGCCATCTGCATAACCATGTTAGAGGTTACGCTTACTAAGTATTCATTACTCATGCTTGGTATCTCATCATCATCGTTGAGACCAAAAACTTCGTAACCAATATGACATATTTCGTGAAGCAAAGTACTTTTATAATCTTCAGGTCTTTGATTAGGGTCAATTGAAAGAAGATATTTAGGAAACTCTACACAACCATATAGATTATCTTTCTCTAATGATTGTTGTTTGATGTCGAAAGTTTTGATGCCAGTGTAAATGGTCATCGGATGAGTATATTTTGGAAATTTTTGTTTGCTCATTGTTGGGATACCACAAGTCTAGTATAGTCGATTCTGATTGGGACGATATATCTTGCCCTACCATTACGCGATTTCATAACGAACATACGAGCTTTACCTTCGTCAAACTCCTGTTCCTTCTGATTGATTGAGAATGCCAAATCACACACACGAATCTTACCATAAGAATCCGCCAACTCGGCATCAGTAATAATGTCTACCTCTTTACCTTTACGGTTTGTTTGGGTAGCAGTCCATACCAAACACTTGTGCTCTACAGCAATACCACGAAGCTCTTGTGCGATACGTTCTTGTGCCATGTACTCAGACATGCTCACATCTTGATTCGTCATCAACTCAAGATAGTCGATAACAATAATCTCGGGTGTAAAGTCCTCGTAGTTACGCAACTGATTCAAGTAAGCGCGAAGACCTGTAACCGTAAGTCTTTTAGTAGGGAACTCTTTTATCTTCAAGCGCCCCATGTTAGGAGCTGCTTGTTGCATTTGTTCCAATCTATCTTCCAACATCTTCACACCTTTCTTCAACTCAGACTGTTTGATACGAGTGAAGATACTGTCTAGACGTTGAGCAACACGGTCTTCGGACATCTCCAAAGATACATATAAAACGTCTTTACCATCCATCACAGAACGAGCGCATTGATTAGCTAGGAACAGAGACTTACCAACACCGGGAGGAGCTACAACCATAGCCAACTCTTTTGGAGCAAGACCTCCTTCCAACTCTTGATTGATTGTCTCGAATGGAGTGCGGAACTGTGCATTTACATGAGTATTGTTTAGCCTGTCGTAACGCTCTACAACACCTTGAAAATAATCAGTGCCTAAGTCTACGTCACGGCTGACAGACAGTGCTTCACGAATCTGCTCTTCGATACGACCAAACTTCTTCTGCTTTAATAAATCAATAGAGTTGATGATAGCATCTTTCAACGACTGCTCTTTTGCAAACTCTTCTACTTTGTCTAGATAAAACTCTTCGTTTTCCAAGGACTTCTCATCAACACAGTTAATCTCTTTTAACTCTTCTTTGAAGTCTGACAGTAGTTCGTTATCAGTCTTGAGCTCACGTATCTGTTCTAGTATTTGCTCATCAGACGGTAGCTTTTTGTAAGACGTATAATAATCTTTAATTACCGCCCAAAACTTTTGGTGCTGAGGAAACTCAAAGTATGAGTCCTTCACCATAGGCATAGCCTGTACTAAAAAGTTATCGTCAGATTTAGCGAGATACACAATCCCGCGTTGTATAGATTCTTGAAATTCGTATGCCATTAGTTGTCCCCTGTTGAACCGAAGCCACCTTCTCCACGAAGAGTTTTGTTTAAAGGTGAGTTCCATTCATCAGAGTCCATAATGTAAATTTTTGGACGCAAACTTTGGGCACAAATTACCTGTGCGATACGCTCACCTGTGTTAATCTTTATAGGGTAAGGATTTAGGTTATGTAACATAACTTTAATTTCTCCCCTGTAATCTTCATCAATGGTTCCAGGTGCATTAGGAATAATCAACCCCTTCAACCCCCATGAGCTCCGCAATCTAATTTGTGCTTCATATCCAGGCGTCAGGACAAAATGTAATCCTGTTCCTATCAACTGCACTTTGCCGGGTTCTAATGTAACGTCTTCGTTTGAAGCGATATCAAATCCTGCGGCTCCTAAAGTTTTATATTCCGGGTCTGGGTTTTGGGACTTGTTAAATATGTACACCTTATCCATCTTCTTATATGTTTTGTTATCCATCTGACCTACGTCCTGCGTGTTTCTTTTCTATTTCACTAAGATTATCAATGTTTTGGGCGGCGAAGTCTCTTGACCTCTCGTCCATGATACGCTGTCTTTTTTCAGCGTCTTCAGCGCTTCTCTTTTTCGCGATACCAAGCTCTACGGCTTTCTCGTGATTAAGCACTCTCTTTTTGTAAGGACTAGCGGCTTTACCAGTTACTTGGTCTTCTGCGTTAACCGCGTCTTTAGCCTCATCTATTTGCATTTCCATCCATTTGTGTTCGGCTTCTGCAAGTTTCGGAGAGTAATGAGGGTTGTTTACTCCTCCAGCTTGTCCACGTACTATGACGCTTCCTAGACCGTCCATACACCACTCGGCGTAGCCATCGGCGCAGAAAGGACAGTCCATACCTGAAGGTACAAATGCGGGTCCAGGTTCTTCGTACACTGCGTGGAACTTGGCTCGCCCTTTCTCACACTCAATGTTATTGCATTTAAACCGGAACCTAGTTTCTTGGTTCTTGTTTTCATCGCCCGGCCACTGTAATTTACCCATAACTTATTATAGCTTCTCCGCTACGAAACCGACGGGTTTTTCTTGGTCTCCCCAAAAAGCCACCATACCATTAATTCCAAGCTTATCTTCGTCCATCGCCCCTTCATAAAAAGCAAATGGACGTGGAGAGTTTCTGAAATTAATGCTGAAGTCTACTACACCTTTAGGAGTTACATCACCATGTGATGCAAATATAGAAACAGGATTCCAGTCCACGTCCCAAACTCTAAGAACTCTAACTTCAGAAAACATGTCTAAGATATCCCACTCCTCGTTAGAAAACTCAACAATAAATATTGGGTAATCGTCGTCAGGAATTATTCTCCATATACCGACCAAGTCCTCAGAATCCCATGTTGGAGGAGGGGTATAACCGTCTCCTCCCGGACCACAGGCTCCTAATAACAAAGCTAATGTTGCTAGTAATCTCATAGTTCACAGACTCCATCTACACAAGTATCTATACCTTCAACCTGCTCTTCCATTTTTCCTTCCTGAATCATTTTATCTAAGTTGATAGTAGAAATATCTACTGCTTCAAGAGGTTCGTTACCTCTCGACCCTGCGCGATAGAAGGTAAACCCTTTCATATCGTTTGCATAGGTTAACAAATCATCATAAAGATTGGATGGTGCAAAATCTGCGGGGAGGTTACAAGTTTTTGATACGGCTGAATCAATGTACGTTTGTACTACAGCTTGAACTTTGATATGCTCCTCAGGAGTGACGTCATAAGCACCCACGCAATGCGAGACATCACGACCGCGCAAATAGAGTTGCTTAAACAGAGGGTCAACCACATACGTCTCGTTCCAGACACCGTCAGTACCAGTGCGCCAACGGCGCTTATAGACGGGAGCAAATATGGGTTCAAGACCAGTCGAGACGCCAAGTACCATACTGATAGTTCCAGTTGGAGCCACTGTGAGTAGAATGGCGTTTCGAAGACCATTCTTCTTAATGTCTGACCTAATGCGTGAAGGTAAAGTCTTGAAAAACTTTTCGTCTTTGAGCTTGTTCCAATCGTATGCCGGGAAACTTCCTTTCTCTCGGGCAAGGTACATTGATGCTTTATAAGCTTCATTTCTTATTGTAGCGAATAGCCGTTCCAAGAACTCCAAGCACTCTTCTGACCCGTACTTGTACCCTGCTTTGATGAGGAAGTAGTGGAGACCGGTAATGCCCAGTCCGACTCTTCGGGACCGGATTCCTGCTTCGTCACACTCGGGGATAGGGAAATGGTTTGCCGTGAGGATGTTATCCAAGAACCTAGTACCTGTACGAATCGTACGAGCCAGCCTACGCCAATCGACATTACCGTCCATATCAACCATGTTAGCAAGATTGACGTGACCAAGACAACAGTTACCGTAAGCAGGGAGGACTTCTTCCCCACAAGGGTTAGTAGAAGGCATGTGTTCGAAATAAGATACGTTAGTGTATTCGTTAGCAAAATCAATGTTGAAGATACCCGGTTCCCCTGATTCAATAGCATTGTCCACAATGCGTTCCCAAAGTTCACGAGCGCGGATTTCCTTCTTCTTAGCTCCTGTAAATGTATCCGCAAAGTGTTTGAGGTGATGAAGCTGTGCTCTACCAATAGCGTCTTCTTCGTCTTTAGCCACAACATCAATGACGTCGTCGCCTGATTCAGACGTGCGCGAAACTTCATAGACAAAGTATTTATTTTGTCTACCACCGAAGGTAAAGTACCATTCTTCATCTCTTTCAACCGCCTCAACAAACCTCTTTGTGATTGCTACAGAAACGTTGAAATTAGTTAGTTCATTTCGGTCAAGTTTTACATGTAAAAACTCTAAAAAATCTGGATGTGTAATATCCAAAATAGACATCAACGCTGTGCGTCGATTCTTTCCTGCTCTGACATGATTTCCAATCTCATTAATCATCCTCATAACCGATATAGAACCGGGCGCAGAGTTCTTAATGTTCTGAATGTTATCTCCTTTAGGTCTAATCTTAGAGAAGTTGAAGCCAATGCCTCCACCTCCACAAGAAATCTTATACATATCAGAAATAACTTTACCAATACTGTCTACAGAATCCTCAGGGTCAAGAACATAACAGTTCAACATATTCTGATGGCTTCTTCCTGAGCCAAATAGAATACGTCCGCCCGGACAAAAGTCTCCGCTGTTAATAGCCTCGTAGAACTTCTGCTCAAACTTTTCTCTGTTCTCAGGGAACTCAGGGTCAGAGGCAGCTTTAGCTACCCTCTTTGCACATTCTTTCCAAGACTTCTCGCCTGGGTAGGCGTACTTGTCCATGAAGATGGTCTCCGCAAGGGAGTTTTCTGGAATCTCGTAACCCATTACTCTTCCTCGTGTTCAAAGCCGTAAACCAACACGTCTTCTTCGGGCATAACCAAGTAAGCCTGGTCATCCACTTTAATCTCTTGACCGGCAAACTGTGTAAAGATTACATACATACCTTCGTCCCAATGTTCAGCACAATTAGTACCTACGCGTTCTATGTAACCCTCACTGAGTTTCTTCTCGGTTACAGCATCGGGTAGGACGATACCGGACTTGGTTTTTATGTCGTGCTTCTTACGAGACACGATGAGTCTTTTTCCATTTGGAGTATATTTCATTTTTCTATGCGTTTTATTTAGTGATTTTGGTAAGATTATTACGTTTTACCACCGTTAAAGTTTCAGAATATTCTTCAAGAAGTGAATTTAAATATTCGTTGTGAGTAATTAAGAACAATTTCTTATGTTTCGTGAGTTGGTGAATCAGTTCAATCAAACCTTTCACTCCGTCCTCATCTAACGATTCAGCTACCTCATCAAAGAAGATGATGTTCGACCTCTCTTTTCCAGTCAGAAGTAATAGGTCATTGAGACCAAGCATCACGGCTAGTGATACTCTTTTCTTTTCTCCTCCTGAGAGAGAATCGAAATGTGATTCGTTCCCATTATTATAGATGGTCTCATCAAGAGAGTCGTCAAATTTTATAGAAAAATTTCCTTTCGTTATACTGCTGAGATATGAGTTACATCGTTCATTAAGATAATCCAAAATGTTTCTAATAACATATTTAATTAACCCCACTTCTGAGAAAGCATACTCCCAATACCTCATAAGGTCATAATGTTTTTGTGCGTCAGTAGATAAGTCTCCGTACTTCTTGACGAGAGCTTTCTCTGCTCGTAACTGTTTATTCAATATCTTTATCTCTGTATCAACTTCTTTAAATTTTTCTACACTTTCAAACTCAGATACAGTTACAGGTATACGCATGGCGTCTACATCCTTTCCAAGCTTTTGTATTTCTTTTACTTTAGCCCGTTCTTCATTTGACCACTCTTGCATATCATCTTCTAATTCTTTAAGCTTGTTGGTATTAGCTGTAGACAACTCACCACAATGCTCACAGTTTGTTTCTTTCAAACCTTTAGCTATAGAATGGGTTCTGAGAATACGTTCACGCAATACTTCTCTATGTGTGATTGCTGTTTCGTACTCTAAATCTTTCTCATGGAACGCTCGTTCCTTCTCCTGTATCTCACTTAACGAATGAGAAAAAATAAATTTAAATTGTTCAGGAGTAAAAATACTCTTAGATTGTTTTTTGAGTTTGCGTAACTTCTTTATTTTCTTATCTAATTTTTCAATCTTGCTTGAACCATCATTGTGTAAAGTAAGGTTTACTTTTTTATCAGCGAGATAACCAGACTTTAGTGATTTAATGGTTGACCGTTTCTTGAACAAGTCTCCCACAGATAAAAAGTTTTGTATGATTGCTCTCTTCTCTTCAGGAGTAGCTGTTAAGAAATTAGATGAGTTCTGTTGACCAAAC